TCCTCATTTTTAAAGCCTAAAGTCCTGGCATATTCTGTGATTTCATTCACTTCTTTTTCAGCAACTTTATTATCTTTCCACTCAGGGATCCTTTCAGCAATAATTTCCTTTGCACTTTGTTTTTGCTGTTCGATAGCCAACTGATCTGCCTTTATGGCCTCTTGTTGAGCTCTTTCGATCTCAGCATCTACAAAATTTAAAGTAGATCCTTGCTGTTCCCACTTTTGTTTCTGCCTTAAATATTCTTGAGGATCTTCATCTATAAGTTGTTCCCAATTAGGCTCAGCTTTCATGTTATTTTTTAACATCAACTGCATCTTAGGTAATAACTCGCTATATAAAGCTCTTTCCTCAGACATTTCCATTTCTTTTTTAGAAACTTCTTGATTTTTTACTTCAAGATCTTTTCTTTGTTCAGAAACTTCTTGTGTCTTTTTCGTATAATCTTTCTGGCGACTATATCCACTTTTTAATTCATCCAGGCTGACTTCAAGTTCTTCACCATTAACTGTCAAAGATATGAGTTCCTGTTCATCATCAGTTTCAATTTCATCTTCTTCTGATTCATCTTCATCAAATTCTGTATCTTCATCAGCTTCCTGGAGTTCCATTTCTGGATCTTCATTTGCCTCTGCTTCTACTTCTTCAACTAGATCTTCTGCTACTTCATTTTCTGGAGCTTCTATTTGTTCCTGTTTTTCTTCATCAGGAGTTAAAAAGTTCACAAAATCCGATTCAGCATTTTGCATTTCAGTTTGAGTTCCAATCGTTTCTTCGTTGTTGGACATATTCATTCCTCTATATTTGTATTTTATCCTTTATGACTTTTATAAGATAGCCATCCAGGATAAAAAGTTATGTTTTAAAAACCCCTCGCATCTTTTCAATTTGTTGCTGAGAGATCTTTCCTTTGTCGATCATTATCCTAAGATGTTTTTCAATCTCTGGAAGGATCTGCATAGCCTTATAGATACTCTCTCGGAGAGCTACATCCTCAGGCTGTGTTTCTTGCCATGATTCTATTAATTGCATTCTGTAATTAATAAAAGTTTTTTTAAAAACCTCAGATTCTAATAGATTCTGAGCCTCTAAACCTTGTGTTATTTCTTGTTCTTTATCCATTTAATACCTGATCTAGTTTTTCTTCTAATTTATCAAATCTTGAAAGTAATCTGTCCATGTCTCTTTCATTATCCATCTTAGCAACATAATTTTGAGCTATCTCCTCTCTTGTTCGATTTACTAAAATATTCACTCTCTGGATCTCTGTTGAATTAGATCTGATTGCATAAATTAAAGGAGCATAAACTAAGCTCAATAATACATTCCAAATAATAATAGGATTTAGATCCATCAGTAGCTCCACAGGTTTGGTCTGGATTTATCTTTGGCATCATGATCCAAATGAATAAATCTTTTGTTATTAAATCCTTTTTGAGAAATCCCAACTCCTGAAAAGCCATGTTGCATGGCTAGAGTTAGTAATTTATGAGCTTCTTTTCTGCTAACTAAAATATCGACTGCTTTGCCCTGGTTATGAGATCCAGGAATCTTTTTTTTCTTTTCTGCTGGATGATCTTCGCATCTGTAAGCAGAAGAAATAATCATGGGAGCTTTATAATCAGTTCTTAGATCTTGTAATTTTTTTAAAAAATTCATGTCCATTTCTTCTTCTCCACAACAAGAGCAAGATAATTCTTCTGAGGTAAAGTCCTGGGAAGGCCAATCATTGTTTTTAGAAAACCAACTCATCATCAACCTCAACTGTAGAAACATATTTGCCAATCACTTTTAATTCTGGATTCATTTTATCTGCTCTTTCTTGTGCTTCTCTTTTTGATTTAGCCTGGATCATAGGCCCTTGATGGATTTCTATAACTCCATCAGATCTAGTGACTTCAATTTCAGTTAGAAACATCATTTGCCATGCACTCCATTTTTTTTGTCTAGAGATCTCAAGCCTGACATTCCAAGCATTGCCATTAAAATTGTGCTGAGTTGTGCAAAGTCAAAATCTGGTAGCTCTACTTGGTTTCCTGTTGCAGTTAAAATCGTTAAAAGTAATGGCTGAATAATAAAGTGATAAGCCATGGCAACTCCACAAGTCCAACCCACAAAAGGTCTCCAAGAATTTTGAAACCAATTAGAAGATTTAGCATCTTCTTTAAGGATCTCCATTTGAGATAAATTTGCCTGGTGAAACAATGTTGCAAGTTCGTGATCTAGCTTGGCCTGGAGATCCTTGTCCTTGATTAGCTTCCCAATAATATCGGATGCTGGTTTTATTAACTGTTCAATCATTTTTTCTTCTTTGCTGTTTTTTTTGCTTTAGCAAATTGTTTTTTAGTTGGAGCTCCTTTGCTTCCAGGCTTTCTCATTTTCTCATTAGATCCAGCTTTAATTCTTTTTCTTTTCTTATGAATGTTTGAATACAATCCTTGTTTAGCCATAATTTTACCTTTTTTGTTATTAATGAATCCAATCCTCTGATAAACAAAATATAGTTGGATCTTCTGGAAACTTAGATCCAAAAACTTGCTTTAAAATAGTTTCAGCTTCTTCCAAAGAGTTTGCTCTGATGTCTGTGCCAATATAGGCAAAATCATCAAAGAGAGCTTCTAAATGAAAAATTTTAGATTTGCTCAGTTGGTGTTCCTGGAGGAGCGTTATTAAACTGTCCATTTATATTCCTTTGTCTAATTTCTTCTTTGTCTCTTTCTAAGTATGCATTAACTTCATTCATTTGCAGTTGAGTTCCATATTTAGCATTGAGCTCCATAACTTTTAATAATGCATCTGTGTTAGCTTGATCTCTTTTGAAATCATCATCCATTAACATTTTTAATCTATCGTTTTCAGCATCAAGGATAGCTTTGTTTGCCTGGGCTTTAGCTTTTTCAGATTCTGCCTGGGCAAGTAATTCCTCTCCTGATGGTTTTTCTTGACCAGAATTTTCAGGAGGCATTTGCACTTCTGTATTAATAAATTCCTGGGCATCTTTAAATCCAGCCAATTCTATTAGCCTGGCTAAAGTATTTGAAAACTGTTGTGGAGTTACTAAAGGATTTTGTCCTCCCATTTGTTGAAAGGCTTGAGTTTGGATCTGCACTAATTGATTTAGAAATTGTGTTTTTTCTTCATCAGAAGTTTTTGAAATTGCAACTGAGATCTCAACATCTTTATCAGCATCCCAATATTTAGGATCTACAGGAATAAAATCATTATTTAGTCTAAACATTTCCTCCTGGTTTTGATGTCTGACAACCAGGTTATAAACAATTTTGAATAAAGGTTTCATGCCTGTTTCAGCAAAATGCCTACAGATTAATTCAGTTCTACCTTGTGAAGCTGACATGGTGGCCGCTACTGCTGTTTTTGTTGAACTTTGTAAAGCATCAGCATTCAATCCAGCCGAGGCTTTGGATGTACCTGTACGATCTTCTTTAACACTATCCAGGTAATTTAGAACAGGGAAAGCATCCTTGCCAACAAACGGAACTGTTAAAGGCTGAACTGCTCCTGGAGTTCTAACTCTAATTGGCTGACCAATATCTGTATTTAAGACATCATCAATATTTACTTGTCCTTCTGTTATTACCATTCTTGGAAAAATTGAATGACCTAAACTGTCCAGGGTATCTCGCATGATTTGAGATTTTGCACTCTGGATCCCTTTTAAATAATCTGCCATACAATGCCCAACAATAGTATGAGGCTCTGGATCTGATTGAAACATTGCTATAGGTAAAACATCACAAGGCTCAACATTAATAATTTCGCAACCATTTCCGATTGTGCAAACTTTTATTCTTTCAGCAATTCCATCATCATCAAGATCATATAAAACATAATGCTCAACATATAAAACATTTTGCATATCTTCATCTGGTCTATCTGTACCTGAGGGCTCTGCAAATGGATTTCTTGCAACTGTTTCATTGTAAGTTTCATTATCGTATTTACCAGCTCCAGCATAATCCATCATTTCTTCTTTGTCATAACCCATAGCAACTAGATCTGAGACAGGGCAAACTTTTCTATGAGCTACATATTCTGCTGTTTCTATTGTCCTGGCATCCCTGGAAATCAAAACTTCTTCTGGAGGAATGGCATCAATACAAACTTTGCCTTTATTAGTAATTCTTCTAATTTTCAAATCAAATGAAACAGGTGTTTCCTGGCTGATCATTTCCCCTGTTTGTGGATCTTGCATTTCCACCAATTCCATTTCTGATTCTTCGGAAACGATCTCAACATCTGGATCCAGGATAAGAGCATTCTTTTCTATTTCTGTTAATCCTGTGTAAGTGTGATTGGTAACATGCAAACTATCATCATAGTAGGCTTTGACAAAACCAGCTTTTCTAATCAAGGCATCTTTGAAAGCATTGTAAAAAACTTGGAAGCCATTATTTTTTTGAGTAATGATGTAATTAATATAATTTGTTTGTTGTTCTGCCAGGGCAACATCTTCTTTATCTCTAGGAATAAAATCTACTACTTTCCTGGTACTAAAAAAGACACGCATAATTGACGGAAGGATATGCAACACAGCTTCTCTAACATCTGTAGAAACATACTCACTCTGCATTTCAGAAGTATCACTTGGCTCCTCACCTGAATAAAACTCTGTATTTTCAGATCTCTCTTGCCCTAGTTCTTCTGAAAAATCTTGAGCATCATCCATTTCTGCTTTGATGATTGAGCTTAATTCTGTGTAGTCTTGTTCTTCTTCGACCAGGAGATCTGTTTCGTTGTTATCGTATTCCATAATATATTTTACCTTAAATGTCGTTGTTGTTGTTTGGATCTTGGCTGTTCAAGAGTAAACCTCCACCAAGCAATCCTCCTCCGAGTAATCCTCCTGGAAGCATAAACATATCTTCATTAAATTTATTTCTTGCCTGAGTTCTTGATAATGGATTATTAGGATCATAAAATTCTCGTTTTAATCCATATTTATTTAAAAGATCTAAAGTTTCTTGGCTGGTATATTGTGGAACTATTGCTCCAGAAAATTCATCTAATCCTACTGCTCTTGTTGGTTTTGCCTCAAAATATTCAACAGGAGCTTTTTCTAAATCTTTTATAAATTTTTCTATTTTATTTACCTGGGCATTAGGTAGATCTCCTAAAAAAGCAAAACTTTTTTTAATAGCATCTTTAGATCCACCTTTTTGAATTGCCTCAAAAATTTGATCATTAACTGTGTCAATAAAACTAAATTCATTTATAGATTTTTCAGAGCCTTCCCAGAGATTATTAGAAATTTCAAAAAAATCATTTTGAGTTTTTTCATACAATTCCTGATTATCAGGTAATTCTTTATCAACAAGTTGAGATTTATTTTGTTTAATTTGATCTAGGTTTTTAAATTTTCCTGTTAAAACGGATTTTAATCTGCCCATTCCCTTAGAGCCCATTCCTTGTTCCCCACCAACTTGAGGCTGTTTTTTCATGTAATTAACTAGATTATCTAATTCATATTCTTTGAATTTTGGATTTGAATTGTATGCATATTTATTGGCATAAGAATTTGTGCTTTCAAAAAACTTTTCTGGATTAAATACTTTTTCTGTTTCTGCTTTTTTCCAGGCATTAAAATCAGATGTTTTAAATTTATCGACTGCATCATTAACCAATTTTTTTGTTGCCAACCTATCAATACCTGGTTTTGTTTGTCCAGCAACTATCTCCTCAAGATACTCTCTACCTGACATTCCATAAGGAACTTGAAAAGATCCATCACTTATTTTATCTGGAGCTCCAATACCTTTGACTCCTGTTTGTTTGTTAAAAATACCAAGCATATTTTTTCCACGAAATTTGTAAGGTTTTATTTCAAATTCTTTTAATTGCTTCATTACAGGATTAAGTTCTATTCCTTGATCTTTAAGAAATTTTAATTTGCCTGTAGTTGAATCAAAAATATCTTTAATCTTGTCTTGTCTATAATCAGAGGCATGTTTTTTAAATGATTGTTGATAAACATGATCAAATTCAGACTCTATACTTTCATCAAATTTTTTTGCTAATGGCTGATATTCTTCTAATAAATAATCATAAGAATTTCTTTTGGTAGTCTGTATGGGAGCTGGAGCTCTCGGAGTATAAGCATCAGAACTATAAATTTTATTTGATGCTGAAACTTTAGGATCAAAATTGCCTGGCTTACCAACCAAAGTAATATCTCCAAATTTATCAAAAGGAAGATCTTTTTGTGTAACTCCCATACTAGGCGAAGGCAATCCTCCTAATTCATCATAGTTTCTTAAAGCATCTGAGCCTGTGTTATGCAAAAACATCATATCTTTTGTTTTATCAATACCTTCTTTGATTGCTTTTTTAGGTAAAGCTCCACCAGGAATAAGATCTAACATTGCCAGGTTTTGTCCAAGATCATCATTTCTTTCTTTGGCTAACTCATAAGAAACTCCTGGAATAAAATCTCCAACTGTTTCAAAAGTGTTATTAATTTGCCTAGCAGTTCTGTTCGCATTTCTTGGATCTGCATAAGAAGATAAAAAAGGAATGTTGTTGCGATCTGTAAAGCCTCCAATAGATTGCAAAAGCTCAGACATGTTTTGAGTTCTTTTTTGCCCAGGCGTAGGCTCATAAGATTCAATTCTGTATTTTGATTCTGGCATCAATAAATTTTTCATTTATCCGACTCGCAATATTTTTGATTTAAGAGGTTTTCTGAAATTATACCCCATAAAGGATTCTTTTGATCCTCCAAAGGAAGCTCCCTCACTTGCCATAGTTAATGCCAGGGCATCTGCTTTATCTGGAGATTTAATTCCTCTTTTTTTCATATCCTCTTTTGATTCAACTTTTATTTTTCCTGTTGAATTAAATTTATAGATTGGAGAGGAGAGTTCATTAACCAAACCATCATCATCAGGAATTCTCACATCCCTAGCTGATAACCATTCTTTAATTTTGAACCAGAGTTCAGCTCTGAGATTTATATATGTGCCTTTAGTAGATGGAGACTCAGCAACATTGATTCCCCTTACAGGAAGATCTTGCTCAACTAAGCGATCAACTACCCCAGCTCCTAAGCCGATTGCATCAACTAAAATTTCCTGTGGTCTATTCATTGATTGTTCCTCGTCATACTTGGCTTTTATTCTTCCACAAAGTTGCATTAGATCTGGAGAATTAATAGTTTGAATTTCAAGCACATGGTTTCCCTGGCGAATACATAAAGCTGATTTATCAGCTCCTTGCCTGGCAACATCTAAACCCCAAATAATTGGAGCTGATGTTTGGAGAGCAACATCCCTATTAACTGCTGATTTTACAAGATCCAAAGGAACGACTGTATCGCTATCAGCAGTTGGAAATAATCCTTTAACTTCAACTCTAGCAACTGTTGAATCTTCTCCATACTGCTGAATCATAGAATTAAAAAGTTCTTTATCTGTACCCTCTACTTTTCTGGAATCAATTTGATCTCCTGACCAAAAATTCCTGGCACTATGAAAGCACTCATAGAATGGCCCTGTGTTTCTTCTTGGATTAGAAAAACAAAACCAATAACGATCTTCGATTGGCTCTGTGAAAAATCCTTCACTAACTGAATAAATATTTTGTGGAATACCAGAAGCCTCATCCATTAATAACATACAACCATAATGGGAATGCACTCCAGCAAAGGCATCAGGAGTTTCTGCTGACCAGAGCTGTGCCTGGGCATAATAATAGCCTGTATCAATTTTGAGATCTCTTTTTAAAAGTTCTTCGAACCAGGGAGCTGGTTTTATTGTTGTTGCAGATCTAACAAACCAATGATTGTTAAGAGATAAAGTTATCCATTTGCCAAGCTCTGCCCAAGTTCTAGATCTTAATTGTTGTTCTGTGTTTGCTGTGACAATAACTGTGGATCCTAATCTGGTAGAAAGCATCCATAAAACAATCCAAGAAACAAATGCAGATTTACCAATGCCACGACCTGAGGCAACTGCTTTTCTAAACATTGTTGGAGAAAGTTCTCCATTATTCCTGGCAATATGGATCTCCATTTCTTTTAGTATTTTTTCTTGCCACTTTCTTGGGCCATTAAACTTTTCCAGGGGAGTTCCTTCCTTACCCCACTCAAAGGCATATTGCACAAATTTTAGAGGAGAGTTTTTTATTTCCATACTCCAAATATCTGACATCAATCTTTTTTCGTCTTGAGCTGAATACTTCATATAAAAAAAATTAAAAAATTTTAATCCTACTGTTAATTATAATTATCCCCAGCCAGGAAAATTTAGGGGGGCCCAAAAAAAGGTACAAACTGGAGCAAAATCGAAAGGTACAAATGCGAAAGAGATCTGAACGGAGAAAATTCAGATCTCTCTCTAAATGAATAAGCAACTGAGATAGATGGAGAGAGAGAGTTGTCTTAATCATCTTTAAATTGTTTTATTTCCAGATCTTTTGCATCTGGTTTCTCACTAGGGAAATGGTTTAGATCTGGATCCTTTGTATCTAAAGGCTTTTCAGGAGTTACATCTATTGTGTTCACTCGCTGTTCACTAATTCTGCTGGATGCATTGTCCAGTATCTCTCTTAAATTAATATTCACTTCTGTTGCCTGCACATCGGCCCAATGTTTCGGATCTCGATTCTTCAAATAGAATATCGAGGCTACAGTATTCTTGCCATTTGTTGCTTGTTGATAGAGAGAATTGGTGACGGCCGCAATTCCTAAACTTTGCCCTTTTTTTAATGCTTCCGATATTTCCGCTTTACCCCTTTCTCTGTTGAATACATCCCACGATAAATCCAAGGCTCGACAAATTTCCATGATCCCAAGACCTTGAGCTCCTAGCTGAACGATTTTATCTACATCATCAACACCAAGAGTTTTCATCTTTCTTCCTGGTTTCTTTTTTTGTTTATCCATAGTTCATTTCCTTCCGATTATTATAATTCATATAGGTATTAATAACAGTTTGGGATCCAAACTAATTTCTGTAGTTTGACTAATAGTGTTCCTATAGGAGATAATCTTAGTATGACTAACAAAGCCCAGGAGGTTTTATGTTTTATAAAGTAAGTTTTTATGAACCAATCATTGAAGGATATTTATCAAACAGATTTAATGATAAAGATCTGGCTGTAAATAAAGCCGATAGATTAATTCAAAATGGTTATGAGGAAGTGAAGATTCAATGTTGTGAAAAGATCATAGGATCTGATGCAATGCTCATAACTGATTTCCATAGAGTAGACAAACCAAGGATTGAAAGTCCTTATGTTTGGAAGCCTGTAACTGCCAAGAAAGAAGATTTCTTCTCAATCTAACTTGAGCTTTACTAAATATGACTTTGTAGAGTCTGAGTCTACAGAAAACACCTTTAAGGTTAATGATCCTGTCTGGAGGAAAGGAACTACTTTTAAATGCTTAATAACTGAGTCTTTACCAGGCAATAAATACAAACTGTATGATGAAGAAACATGCAGATATCAAACTAAAATCTTTAGAGCAAATCAATTAGTTTTAAGAGAATACTATGACTATTAGTAATTTATTAAAACTGCCTAAGCATAGATTTGACAGCCAAGGCTATTACTATTTGTGCCCTTCACTTACTTATTCAGGATTAAGACAGCAAGTTCAACCAATCAAATTTCAATGGATTGGCTGGGATTCTGATGGAGTTCCTTTGTGGCATATTTTAGATCCTGAACTTAGAGATCTATTTGTCCAGGATAAAAAGATTTGTAAAACAATAACCATAGAGATTGCTAATTATGTTTTAGACAATCCTCAAATATTTGGAGAAATGCCTCATGGCAAACTATAAAAACCAAGGAAGATATGAACAGAAACAAAGAGAGCAAGGCTTAGTTAAAGTGACCTTGTGGATCCCAAGGCAATGGACAGCCAAAATAAAGCAAGTTGGAGCTTTACTAAGGGAAGATCATTTAAAGCTCCAGAAAGGTGAACAGGATCCTGAGATCTTAAATGGATCTAATGTTCCAGATAAATATCAAATAGGCACAGGAGAATATTAATAATGGCTATAAAAACACAAGATCTAAACTTAATGGCTCAAGATTTCTTTGAGGCTCATGTTACTGATTATTCAATAGATAACAAAACCATGAAATATGTAATTGCCCATATCATTGAGTTTTTACAAACAGGCAAAACAGATGATTTGAAACCAGAAACCCAAAGATTAGTTATAGGATTAATTAATTACTTGAGTTACCAAATGGAAACCAGGATTCAAAGTTCAGGAGATCCTCTTATCTCTCCCTTAAACATACCTGACCAGGCTCTCTCCCCCAGCCTGGATCAGTAAGAGGATCTCCACCATGGCAAAGATTTTTAGAAATGTTCAACATGAATCAGTTTGTGGATCCAGAGGAAAGAAAACTTCTCAAGGATCCAGTAGAAATGTTTCTATGTCACACATGAACAAACACAAAAAAAGATCCTGGAAAAAATATCGAGGGCAAGGAAGGTGAAGGGAATTTGGATGTTAATTAGTTGGTATTTAATATTATTTGTTACTGCCAACTTAACTAATTTTATTTTAATTTTAATGAGTAAATATTATGGCTAAACAAAACAAAAATGGTTTCAAGGTAAATGATTTTAAATGGCGAGACATTCGCACAAAGTATCAACAATATTGTGACGATATGTACTATGAGGCAATGCGAGAAAGGAGAGCTCATGGTGAGGCTGAGATAGATAAAGAACAATACCTGATTGATAATGAAGTGTTCTTAACAAAGCATTTTAATATTACCCTGGAGGAATAGAAAATGAACATGAAAGAACATATGGAAATGATGGAAACTTTACAAATGCCTAAGGCTCAAATAAAGAAAATACAAAAACATATAGAAAGTTTGCCAGAGAAAAGAGAAGCCTTACCTGGCTCAAAGATATCCAAAAGAAAAAAGTAATGGCGGAGAGTTAGGGATTCGAACCCTAGGTACATTTTTAAAAACGCACGACAAGTTAGCAACCTGTTGCTTTCGACCACTCA